AGTAGGTCAAGGGTGTCTTCATGCTGATATCGTACCCGAGCCCTACACGAAGGTTTACCGTACGGCGGTTAAGACGTGGAACGTTCTCTGAAAGGTTGATCGTTGCGCTCGACGCAAGAAGAGGGTATACTATACGAAGGTGCGAGGGCGCCGTATGAGAGTGGAACGGCGCGGCTGGTAACGGCCGCGTGCTGGTTGCGGATGCCCCTATCGCACCTTTTTTAATGCCCTGATTCGATCGATCTCCACGCCCTGCGGCTGGTACACTGTTGCGATCGTCGGACCTCTAAAAATTGAGCCGTGCATCGACTTACCTTTGAGCGGGTCCGGGTTCACGACGATTTTAATGAACCCTCCCGGTTTCCGCGCAAGGTAGACCAGATCCCTTCCGTCCTCGAATATTTCCCCGTCGATCAGGAAATCCGTCAGTCTGTACCAGTCCGTGATATCCAGGCCCTCGCCCTTGGCCCCATGTCGCGCGTTCTTCGCCGATTGAACGAGCCCCGCTTCCATACTGATCGCGTTGGATGTCGGCGTGACCCCGCGCTCTGCCAGGGCCGCGATGGTCTTGCGATCCAGGAACCCGACCGGGTCCAGGTGTCTCTTGTCGATCTTCCCGGACAAGGCCGCGTCGATGAAATCGATGTGCCGCCGCTCGGATATCTGGTGCCGCATGAGGGTTCGCGCTAGTTCGTCGTACTGGGCGGGGAAGTGCCCCTGCGTCTTCTTGAGTGCGGAATCCAGGATGGAGACCGGCCGTCCCGCGGAACCAGGGTTCCAGTTGAAGCCGGGAGTAATCCCTTCGGGGATTCGCTCGATGCGGCCGCTTCGCTTGTCCACCCAGGTCTTGTAGCGAATCTCCGGCCGCTCGGTCTTGACCGGAATCGTGCCGCCGCCGGATCCGTCGGCTCGCCGCGGAACTGGAACCCCGGACGTCTTATAGCGCTCGTAGCTAGCCCTCGAGAGGTAGCGAAGGTAGCACTTACATCCCCATCCGTTCTTCGGGGCGTGAGTATTCCAGAAAGGGTCGTCCTTCGGGAGGATGAGGCCGTCCCAGGCGAGGTGTTCTTCGCGATGGTTCCGGGACGGGCCGACGCGATACATGATATACGGATGGGCGTCGCTTTCCTGTCCGCGCTCCCATGCGCCGGCGCGGTAGGCCTGTCCGATGTTCGTTTCGTAGATCGTCCTGAGCCGGCGCGCGCTGCCCAGCTGCGCTTCCAGGATCTCGCCGGTGACCGGGTCGGTCATCGTCCTGCGTCCCCACCAGCCCTTGGATTCCAGGGTGGGCTGCAGCTGATTCTTGAAGTCCCGGAAAGTCTGCCCGTTCTCGATCGCTGCCTCGACCGCATCCTTCATGTCCTGAAGGACGTCGGTCTGCATCGCCTTGGCCACGGTGAACGCGCTCGCGTGTTCTTCGTTCCAGACGTCCCGGTACGAGAACGCCGGCTTCAGGCTCTTCTTCTTGAGGTACTCCAGGGCGTCCTTGGGAATCATCGGGTCGGCCATGTTCGTCTCCATGAAAATGCCCCGTCAGGACACGGGGCCACGTCCTTGGTACGAAAACCTATGGCCGAAAGCAGGCGCGCTTTCACCTGGAACTATACTCCCCGTCACCATGGGACCGCGATTTGAACGTGGTTATTGCCAACAGCTCCGCCGTCTTGTCCGCGGGCCATGAGACGACAAGCTCCTCGAGCTTCTTCTTGAAGGCGTCGAAATCCGCGCTGGTCGCGAGGGCCGCCTCGAGTACCTCGGCAATGTCGTCGGTAATCGGGGCGAAGTCGGAAGCCTCGGCTTCGGCGAGCAGGTCCTCCTCGGTCGTCGTATCGTCGGCTACCGGCTCCGGGCTCGTGGCGTTCAGCGCCGTGCCGCCCTTCGGCCGGATCGCGTTCATCTCCGCGTCCGGCGGAATCGGCGCGGGCGAACCGCCGATAGTCTCGTCGTCCCCGTCGGGCTTGGACAGGCCGAGCAGGTTTCTTATCTCTTCGGCTTTCACCTTGAGGCCGAGCTTGCCGAGCTTCTCGACGCTATCCACGACGAGCTTGACGTCGGACGCCTCGACCTTGCGGAGCACAAGCCGGGGATAGACGATCTGGTCCCCGAAATTGAACTGGACGTACGGTCGCACCAGATCCCGATTGAGCGTCTTCTCGAGTTGAACCGCGTCGGCCTCGATTATGTCCTGGCGGACCTCTTCCCGGGCGTTCTCGTTCCCGAGGCTGCCGGTCGTTCCCTCCGTGCTCGATGTCTGACCGAGCACGAGCTTGGAGACCTGCTTGTCGCACCACTCGGCCAGGTCCTGGTAGACCTTCGCGGATGCGGAGGTCGTCTTGGCCTCAACGATATCGATGATCATCGAGTCCGGGATCACCGCGCCGACATCCGATCCGATAGCCGAGACCGCCCGCTTGAGCGTGGCGATATCGTCCTTCGTCGCCTTCTTTCCGTACTTGCCGACGCGGACCGGATACCCGAACCGGTCCACGAACGCGGCCCAGCTGGTTACGTCATAGTGCTTCACGAGCCACAGGAACAGGGCCGTATACGAGAGGCCAGAAAGGATCTGCGGCCCGGAGAGTAGCAGCGGTTCGTGGATTACGTATATATAGGGGCGCAGTGGCTTCAGCTCGTTGCCTAGCGGCTCGCGTAGGCAGAGCGTCCGGCCGTCGGCCTTGTCGTACGCGCACCAGCGCGGATCGACGAAGCGGAAGGTCTTAGGCTTCCAGGTCGAGCGGGAAGAATCCCATATAATCTCGTTGACGGAGAATCCCTTGCCGAGCGCGTCCAGCGCGTTCTTCAAGAGATCCCGGATGTCCGGATGCCGCATGATATCGGAGCGCACCGCCTCGGCTATAGCCTGGCTCTTCTCGTCCTCTCCGCCGGCTTCGACGGATAGCTCGAGCGATTCCACGGAGTGCTTGCGCGTAGACAGCACCGAGCGGTAATGGTGATCCCGCCGCTCGACTTCCTGGGTCAGTTCAAGGTATTCCGCGGGGACCTCTCCTCGGCGTACCATCGCGAGTATCTCGCCCATCGCAGCCGGGGTGAGCCCTGAAAGTAGCGGCGCGTCGCTCCAGGGAGAACGATTGGAGTTCGCCACGGCGAAGGCCTCCTCAACCCCGAGGTCCCACTCCGCGACATTGGCCTTCGAGAGCAGGGCCTTTACGCCATCGATCAATCCCATTCGTCGTCTCCTTCATCCCGGTATCGGTTCATCGCCGGGACGCCGTCATAGGCGTATTCGTGGTATCCGTGGTCTTCGTCCGCCAGCGCCGCGAACGTCGCCATGAGCTTGGCGATGGCTCCATCGCCGTGCCGCCGCTCCCGCGGCCCGCCGGATCGCTCGAGCACGCGCGGTACGCCGGCCTGGAGTCCGACGACGCGGAAGTCGTCCTTGATAAAGGTGTCGGCCGGAATCGTCGTCGTTCCGTCTTCCATCCGGCCCTTCAGCTTCGGGAAATTCTCGGCGTACCAGCCTGCCGTCAGCATCACCTGGTGCACGTAGCCGGGCCATTCCTGGGCCGCCTTTTCGGCTATCATCTGTCCGTTGCCGCGAGCGTCGAAGGCGCCGCCCGCGAAGTTGGGCAGGGTATCCATGACGTAGAGGATCGTCTGCCACTGCTGGTCGAAAGGGACGTTGCGAAGCTCGATGACCAGGAATGTGAGCAGTGATCCATCCGGGAGCAGCTCATCCAGGAATATGATGGTCAGGTCTCCCGAACGGGCGAAGTCCTCTCCGAGATAGACCGGATTCGTCTTGGATCGTAGCGTATCCCGAAGCTCCGCCTTGAAGAACTTCTCGAACTCTCGCTCCCGCTTCTCCTTTGCCACGAAGGTGAACGCATCGTCGCAGGATTTCCGAACCACAACGCCGCTCTCGTCGGCTACGGAATCCAGGAGAGCCGTCGGGAAGTACCTAGTTCCTGCTCGAACAGGGATACAGAAGAGTTCCTCGTCGGCCCCGTCGCCGTAGTCCTTCACGAGTTTCTCACGCCAGGCTGTCTCCTTCTCCGCGCTCCATGCTTTGCCGCTTACCAGGCAGATGCGGCGGTAGAGGCCCTGGCCGAGGGCGTCGTCAAGGGTAGTCCGATGAAGGCTGTAGGATTTCTTACCGTCCCGTATTTCCTTGATCAGCTCGTTGAACGGATTGTCGTCCCCGTTATGGGTTGAAAGCAGGCGAACGCAACCGCCCCACATGAGCAGGGCCAATGCTGCCTTGAGGAGTTCGGTAATGCTTTCGACGAACGCGGCCTCGTCGATGATCACGCGGCCCTGCTTCGACCTGAGCGAACGAGGAACGGAGGGGAGACACCATATCTCGAATCCCGACGCGAAGCGGACGCGGTAGACGGTGATGTCCTTGTCCTCGTCCTTGAT